TATACATTAAGACAAGGTGATAAAGGCCAAGAGGTCGCGAGACTTCAAGCAAAAGTAGGCGCCAGAGTAGATGGCGACTACGGCCCCAATACCAAATTTCAGGTAGAGAACTATCAAGAAAAACATCAGGAACTGGAAATAGATGGCATTGCTGGTCCGCAAACACTAGGCTCTTTGGGGATTGAAGTATTGCCAGGGATTGATTTATCCAGCTGGAACGGCACAGTGGACTTTAAGAAGGTTGTTGATGCTGGGGTAAAATATGCATGGATTAAAGTGTCTGAAGGGACAACCCATGTCAACCCTAAGCATGAAAAGAAATTTGAAGATGGGAGAAAAGAAGGACTAGTGGTGGGAGCGTATCATTTCGGTCGCCCTGATACCTCACCTGATGACCCTAATGATTGGGAAAAGGAAGCAGATAATTTCCTCAAGCGACTTGATAAAGTTGGGCTAGAGTGCGGAGACCTTATTCCAGTACTGGATGTAGAAAAGGGAATGAAGACCGACGACAACCATAATGTAGAGTGGTGCTTAAAGTGGCTAGACAAGGTAGGATGCGAAACTAAAACGCGACCTATTATTTATACAGCGCGCTGGGCATGGCAGCTTTATATTATGAAAGCCGACAAAGATGAACAAAATAAGCTAGCTTCATACCCAGTATGGCTAGCAAGCTACAATAGCGGCATAGAGCCAAAACGAAAGACAGGTCTTTGGGACAAGTGGGATATCTGGCAATGGACAGGTAGCGGTGCGATTCCAGGCATTAAAGGCAAGTGTGACCAAAATTGGCTAGCTGGTGGTCAATTTGACAAGCTGAGGGTTCCATGAGTTTTGGTAGAAAATTACGCAGAGCTAAAGCAAACAAGTCCAAGAAGGAAGCTGAAAAAGCATTAGCAGAAAAAGTTTCTCTTTTTGGTCACTTACCAGATAAATGCTTGACTTGCGAAAAGCCTTTTAATAAAATGGATAAAGAACAAGTTATGTCTTGGAACGTTGTAGTAAAACAAGAGAAAGAGATAGTTCGACTGTATTGCCCTGAATGTTGGGATACAGCTATTAACCTGATAAAAGAAACCAAGGAAGGGTTGGTTAATAAAAAGAGGGAGGAAGGATAGTGCAATTTTATGTTCAAAAAAGTAAAGGTCTTACAATGGATCACTATCTAGCTGAAGAACTGAATATGTTAGATGAATTTTTGTTATGGGAAGAAGAAAAAAATGCTTTGCCGTTTTTTGAGAAGTTTGAAAATATGTTTGGCATCGAGCCAGATATGATTCAGGCTTTTGACGATTATGTGCAAGGCTTGCAAGGCTTTGAATGCGATTTAACATATGTTTTGTTTGATAGCGACACCGATTCTCTCTATCCTGAACAATGGTCAGAATTATTAGCTCAATTAGAAGAACACGATGTGGATATAATTGAGGGTAGTTGGGCGGAAATGGACTAGAATGAGCGAAGACAAAGTAAATCGCCCAAAGCATTACAACATTAACTGGAAGGGCGAACAAGCTATAGAAACCTACACTTATATTCGCTCTTGGAAGATGGATTATCCAGAAAGCAATATTATTAAATATGTTACACGCCATCCTTATAAGGGAAAATCATTACAAGATTTAAAGAAAGCGCGTTGGTATTTAGATAAACTTATTCAAGAAGTAGAGACAAATGAAAATAGGTGACCTAATTCGACATAAACAAACTAAGATTATAGGCTTGATAACAAAAGAACTTGGACCAATGAAAGAAAAACCTTATTTTTATTATGATGTGGCAATCTGTGTAGAAGAAACACTAGAAAATATGAGAGCACCATTGAATTCGTTATTACGATTTTGGGAGGTAATTAGTGAAGCTTAAAGAAGCCTTAACTTATGACGACGTATTATTAGTGCCGCAATATTCCGATATTAAAAGTAGAAAAGAAATTGACATTGGCAATTATTTAGACAGTCGCATTCATTTGGATTTACCTATCATATCTTCTCCCATGGATACTGTAACTGAAAGTGCGATGAGCATGGCATTAATGAATGTTGGTGGCTTAGGCATCATTCATCGCTATAATACAATACAAGAACAATGCAAACTAGTCAAAGATATAACAACCACAGGCTACAGAGCAGCTGCAGTTGGAGTCACAGGAGATTATCTTAAACGCGCGGTTAATTTATTCGATGCAGGTATAAATGTTATTTGTATTGACGTCGCACATGGACATCATATTTTGATGAAAGAAGCCATAGCAGCCATTAGAGAAGAATTAGGTGATATGGTGCATATCATGGCTGGTAATGTAGCTACTCTCCAAGGGTTTAACGACTTATCAGACTGGGGGGCAAACAGTGTTAGATGTAATATTGGGGGCGGATCTATCTGTTCTACACGAATCCAAACTGGGCATGGTTTGCCTGGACTTCAAACAATTATGGATTGCGCTCACAGCGACCGGGATACCAAAATTATTGCTGACGGAGGCATCAGGTCTAGCGGAGATATTGTCAAAGCTTTGGCTGCCGGGGCTGATTTTGTTATGCTTGGTTCACTCTTGGGTGGAACAAATGAATCGCCAGGAGAAAAAGTAGTTACTCTAGGTGGCATTAAAAAGAAATATCGCGGAATGGCAAGTAAAGATGCTCAAATCGATTGGCGTGGCAAATATAGTTCGAACGAAGGCGTAAGCACCCTAATTGATTTTAAAGGTCCAGTAGGTTTGATTTTAGATGACCTAGCGAAAGGTATCAAATCTGGTCTTTCCTATTCAGGATGCAGAACAATTGAAGAATTGCAGACTAAAGCTCAGTTTGCGCGCCAAACCAGCGCCGGCTTGGGTGAGAGCAGAACACACATATTATTTAAATGAAAAAAAGAAAAATAGTTCCAGAAGACGCAAAATATATTAGAGTTCCAAGTTTGGGAACCTTAGATGCCAATTTGCGTATTAAACTTAAGTTTGATGACATAACCAAGTTCTGGTTTTTCAATGAATACATCAAGGCATACCTTTTGGAAGACCCAACATTGATGCCTTTTATAAATAAAATTAAAGAAAGTAGCATGCTTTCTAGGAAATTTAAATTGAAAAAAGCTGGCGAACTTCGCAAAAAAGAACAAGATATTATTAATCGTTTTGGTTTAAATCAAAACGAGATAGAAGATATTTTCGACATGATCGAAAGGGAAAAAGGTGATATATGAAATTATGTGCAGAAACCTGTTATAAAAATAAAGTTTCTTGTGGTGAAAAAACGTGCAGAATGTGGGTAGACTATGGTAATGATTTAAATTGCGCGCAAATATCAATTAAAAAAAATGGACCCATGACTTTAAAGCAAGTAGGCGAACGTTTAGGTATATCTTATGTCCGCGTGACACAAATAGAAAAAGAAGCTCTAAAGAAATTAGAAAAAAACCGTTTTAAGAAAGAAGATACTAATTATAACAACCAGTAAACCAAAAGATGCCCAGCATCTATAAATTAGTCAAGGAGAAAGACATGTCTAAAAAAACATTATTGGAAGAAGGAACTATTCGGCGCTTCATGAAGTTGGCTGAAATGGGACCTATAGGAGATAACTTTGTTAGCAACATGTTTAACGAAGAAGAGGAGCCTACTCCCGAAGAGGCAGAATATGACGAAGCCGAATTTGACGCCGGCGAAGAGTTAGGTGCTGAGCTTGAAGGTGGAGATGAAATGCTGGACGTTGGCGACGACGTTTTAGATGATGAGGCAGAAGATGTGGAAGCGGGTGTCGATGGTGAGCTTACGCTTACTGATGAAGAAGCAGAGGCATTCTTGGCTGTTGCTGATAGAATCCGCGCCGCTCTAGAAGGTGGAGAGGCGCCAGAAGAAATTCCTGCACCCGATATGGGCGTTGAAGACGAAGGCGAAGAAGAGCTAGATGTTGAGTTTGACACTGGTGAAGAAGAATTAGACGCTGACACAGGTGAAGAAGAATTAGACGTTGATGTTGAAGAAGAGGAACTTGTACAAGAGGGTCCATCCGCAGTTAACGAGTCTCTGATTAACCAAGTTGTGCAGCGAGTAGCCAAGCGCTTGACAAAGAAAAGAAAATAAATTATACTTTCTCTAGCGATGGAGGCTTAGATGCAGGGATTCTTTTGGTTTTTTCTGGGTGGTTTCGTTTATCTTATTTTAGATAAAGTACTATTATTTCACAAAAAAATACAATTCTTAGCCGATATCAAAATACACTCCTTTCAGCTTATTGGCATGGCATATGAACAGTTGGTTTTTGCTATGACACTTAAGTACGTTTCTCTTGAAGATTCACACCTGAATGAAGAAAAAATAAAACTGCATAAAAATATAGATGAAGCGGCTTTTTCAGCATGGAAAAAAGAAACAGCTAAAAAATTAAAAGATTCCATACCCGTTATTTATAGAGACGCTCTGGACATAGAGAACTGGGACGATATAATGAACACTTTAGATGCACATTATAAAAAATGCATTCGCGAACGAAGGGAGGATGAAGATGTCAAAACGAAGACGACGACTTAAAGATGAAGATATATCCGACAAGGAAGTATTAGATGCTCTAAACTCAGCCCAACACCCTCCATTGCGAGCAGTTAGTTTGTTTGGCGATTTAGACGAAGAGCGCCTCCAAGACGTTTGTAATGCCTTGGTTTATCTCAATCACACGTGCTATGAACTTCCAACTATAGAAGGTGAAGATGCATATGTAAAGCCAATTGAGTTTTATATATCTACATGGGGCGGCGATGCTCTAGGAATGTTTGCTATATATGATTTAATGCGTATGATACGCGAAGGGTGTCCCATATACACATGTGCCATTGGAAAAGTTATGTCTGCTGGTGTTCTTCTGTTAGCTGCTGGGACCAAAGGCAAAAGACGCATAGGCAAGAACACTCGTATAATGTTACATTCTGTTCGCGGTAGTCACATGGGAGCCATTCATTCATTAGAAAATGAAATGGCTGAAACCCGTTGGATACAAAATCAGCACATCGATGCACTAGTTGAAGAAACTAAGTTGACAAAGAAAAAATTAAATACTATGCTTAATAAGAAGGTCGACGTTTACTTAAGCGCCGACGATGCAATAAAACTAGGTATTGCGGATATCATTGTATAAGGAACTATTTATATTATGACTGAAATTGATAAGCTAGTAGAAAACTATTTTGCGCCACGTTCTAAAACCATCACAAAGAAAATGTTGTATGAGATGATTGATGAGGTGTTGGAAGAGAAAGATGTTAAAAGGATAATGGAAATTGCAGTGGCAACTCCAGTGGGGTGGGCAAATAAAGTAGTGCAGTCTTTAAAAGGTAATTTTCCCGATGCTGAAGTCAAAGTCAAATCCCTTCCTCAAACAGAAGCAGGTACTATTGAAATAACCAATATGGGCGGTCCTAAGAAGCGAGATGAAGCCGTTAAACAAATTTCTGAGGAATTTGGGATTGTAGAGGGTAGTGAAAAAAAGTATAGACAAAGCGACTATAATATTGGAGCTAAATTGGTTAATGGACCAAGGTTTTTGTTTAAAAATGGACGGAACACATTAGAGAAAGAAAATATAACCTTGGAAGCACTACAAGAGTTGCTAAAAATCTTAGCTGAAAAACATGGTTTAGAAAATATGAGAATTAAGTTTTCAGAAAAAATGAATGTCGGTGATGAAGCGATGGGTCAAAAATCAGTTTTTTATGATGTAACTCCAACAGCTGATAATATCAAAAGCACTCCTAAAGCTGATTTTGTTATTGGAGACAAGATCTATATATCACATAAAGCTGGAAAAAGTGCCAAAGATTTCGGACAGTGGAGTGGGGTAAGTAGTAAATCGGGCTTTAGTGAGCAACCGGCGGTGAAAAACTTTGAGGCGCTTTTAAAGAAGGTGTTAGAGGATATAGATTATATCGACACCGACAAGCCCGAAAATCAATATCCCAATGCTATTGATTTTCAAAAGGACATCAACGAACCAAATTTGCTTCTCAAGGCAGTATTTGGAAAAAAATATGATCCGGAAAAGCCGTCTTCCGAAGATAACGTTGACTTTGTTTTACAAGGGGAAATAGATTTAATACCTGAACTGGACGGAAACGACGAAACCACAGAAGTCTTTGACATACGCGCCGACAGAGTATTTGCTGCAAGCCTTGCGGCACCGCAGGTTAACCCTGACGATGAGACTGACGATGATCGGCTAAAAAAGCAGCTTGAAGTTCTCAAAGGTTTTTTTAGTGAGGGCTATCTGCCCGTTTTGTCGGCACGTTTTGCTACTAAACGCAAAAGCTTTAATATAAAAGGTGCGCGAGCGACAATATACACGCAGACAGGAAGATATCCCAATTTTATATTTACTCCGGAGAGCACCCCTAGCGACTTTGATTTTGTCCCACACGAACTCAACAAAGCACAACTTAAAAATGTTAAAAAGTTTTTCGCGAAAATACAGAACAAAGAAAGCACCACTTATGACAAAATGAGCAATTCCATTATTAATTTAATTTATAAAGAGGTATAAGTGCTCGTTCAAGAACGCTTCAAAGATTATAACAAACAACACTGTTGGCAATATGAGATACGACTTCAAAACTTGGAAAAGGATCTCAAAGAGATTGGCTTATCCAAAAAGTGTAGGTCAAAATGGCTTTTTGCCTAACTCTTGACTATTTATAGTATAGGAGAAAAGATGAAAAGCATAGCATCAACCGAATGCCCTCGCTGTAAAGGTAAGAAATATAAATACTCTAAAAACTGCCAACCCTGCGCTAGAGAAATAAAAGCAGAAGAAATAGCCACAAGAAAACCTAAAACTTGTATTGATTGCGGTAAAGAGATAAGCAGAAAAGCGAAAAGTCGTTGTAGTAAATGTAGCGCCCAGCATAGGGTCGCAAACCTTACTGACGAACAGCGAAAACAAATAAGTAAAAAAACTACGGCTCAACTTAATAAAAGATATAATAAGATGACTGCCGAAGAGAAAGAGGCTCTAAATCGTAAGATAAGCAAGTCTATTAGAAAGAAATATG